GACTGATAATCCTGCCATCAAAAACATGCAGGCGATTGAGTTAGCGGCCGCCAGTTTATTAAATCAACAATCCATTTCACTTCCAGAGAAAGAGGAATCTATGAATAAAGAATTATTGGCCTTGTTAGGGCTGTCCGAAGATGCAGATGATAAGGCGGTTTTGGCTGCTTGTGCGGCATTGAAGCAATTGAGCGATAAAAGCGCGGATTTGGTGGCGAAAATTGAAACCTTAACCACTGAAAAAGAGGCGTTAGCCGCTACTTCTGGGCAGGTTGATTCGTCTAAATATGTACCTATCAATGTGGTAACGGAGCTGCAAACACAGCTTGCCGCGTTATCAACGGGTATTGAATCCGATAAGGTGACGACGTTAATTCAGGCTAATAAAACTAAATTACCGACACCGGGCCTACAAGCGTGGGCGGCGACGCAATCTTTAGCGGCATTAAGTGCTTATTTAGAGACGGCTCCTGAAATTGCGGCTTTAAGTGGGTTGCAGACGGGTGGTAATGCGCCAGATGGCATTACGTCGCTTGATGACTCTAATGCGCTGGTTGCGGCTGCAAATAAGTACCAGGCGGAACAAAAAGCGCTGGGGATTGATGTTGATGATATCGCGGCCTTGTCTCATGTAAAAGGAGCGAAGAATGTATAACAATAACGCGCTTATAAAAGCATTTTTAGCGGCTACAGCGCTGCCTCAGCATACTATTGTTCAATTTGGTGCTAATGATGAGACAGTCGCGCAAGCGGCACTTGCCACTGACTTATCAATTGGTGTTACTAACGAAATCGGCATTAGCGCGGATGATGTCACGCAAGGCGCGACGGTTGATGTGGTGCTCTGCGGCATTGCAGAAATAAAACTAGGTGGCACAGTGGTTCGTGGCACCAAATTAACGGCTGGCGCAGGCGGTTTAGCGGTTGTCGGGGCGGCAGGTAATCAAGCGATTGGCGTAGCGCTTATGTCGGGTGTATCGGGGGATATTATTCCGGTATTACTCACTCAATCAACAATTTAAGGAATTAATAACATGGCTGCAAATTCTCCTTTGGTCATTGTTCCTGTCTTGTCGGCAGTAGCAATTAAGTTTAGACAAAAAAACATGGTGGCTGATTTAGTGATGCCACGCAATACGGTTGATAAGCAAGAGTTTATTGCTACGTCTGATCGCATGGGTGAGTGGATTACGCCACCTGATACGCTTGTTGGGCGAACAGGCACGCCAAATAAACTGGCCAATTCACTGCAAGACCCAACATATTTAGCAACGGTTAATCAGGGGCTAGATGAACCTGTCCCTAATCAAGACGAGCTGAATGGGCCACAGGAATCGGCGTTAATGCGTGCGACCCAGCGCGTAATGGGCTTTGTTGCTTTACGTCGTGAAATGCGCGTGTCGACCATTGTTTCAGCCGCTGCAAACTATCTTTACGGCGCAACTTTATCGGGCACGTCGCAATGGTCTGATTATGCCAATTCTGATCCGTTGTCTGATTTGCTAGGCTATTTAGATCAGCCATTTATGCGGCCTAATAAGCTTGTTATGGGGCGCGCGGTATGGACTGTGCTAAGCCAGCACCCGAAATTAACTTTTGCGGCGTATGGTCCCTCTGTTTCAGGTGGACGAATTACTCGTGAAAACTTAGCGGCTCTACTTGAGATTGATGAGATTATTGTCGGTGACGGCTGGGTCAATACAGGCAACAAAGGACAGGCAGTCGCTAAAACTCGCATTTGGGGCAAGATGTGCGCCGGCATTTATTCAGCTGATGCGAGCACGGATAGCAACGGAACTTGGGGCTATACCGCTCAGTTCGGTAGTCGTGTTGCGGGGACTATTCAGGATCCTGATATTGGAATGTTCGGTGGCGTTAAAGTTCGTGCTGGTGAGTCTGTGCGCGAAGTGGTGACAGCTAAAGAATTTGGTTTTTTGCTTAATAGCGTGGTGGCGTAATCATGGCAATTATTCAATGTATTTCAGATTTGAAGCATGACGGCGTTCTATATGGCAAGGACGATAAAGTCGATACGAAAAAAGCAAAACTATCCGCAGCTCAAGTCTCTGCGTTGGTCAAGCTTGATATTGTGACGGTGATTGATCCCAAGAAGGAAGCTGAAGACTAATGGCCTACTGCACTCGTGACGATATGATTTCGCGCTTTTCTGAGCGAGAGATTATACAGCTGACAGATCATGAAGGTTTGGGCTTGATTGATGAGCTTGTTTTGTCTCAGTCAATTAGCGATGCGAGTGCGGAAATCGATGGTTATTTAGCGGCGTATTCTTTGCCCTTAGAAAGCCCCCCTACCCTTCTGTCTCGCAGTTGCTGTGATGTGGCGCGGTATTATTTATATGACGACCAAATGACAGATCAGGTCGAAAGGCGATATGAGGCTGTCATTAAGTATTTATCGCAAATCGCAAAAGGCAATATTAGTTTGGGCCTTAACCCTGAGGGCGAATCGGTTGATGCTGATGATTTAGTGGAAATGCAGTCGGCCGCCAGTGTTTTTGGTCGTAGTAGCAGCGGGTTCATCTAATGCCAACTCTGCGCGAGCTGATTGAACAGCGAATTAGCGACACGGTGTCGGAATTTAAAGAAGTGGCAGGCGCTGCTAGTTTAGCGAGTGTTTTAGCTAATCGAACTAGCGTGCCGGGATGCTATGTTTTTCGCTCAAACAATCGCCTGGGCCCCGGTCATGGTGACATTGTTATTACTCAACCACGCGAGGAATATATTGCCTGTGTGGTGGTCACCGGAAATGTTCGTGATTCACGCGGAGCTGAGGGCGCAGATGAGAATGAAGCGTTTTGTCTGAAGATACAAGAAGCGCTCTTGGGGTGGCAGCCCAGCGTAGATCATGAGCCGCTTGAGCAGGCTAGTGGAAAATTAGTACAGTTCAAAAATGGAATGTTTATCTGGATGGATATTTACAAATCAAGAACGCACATTAGGAGTCAATAATGAATAAAGGCGGTAGTTACACTAAGGCAAGTAAAGATGCTGAGCCAAAACTTCAATCGCGCACTAAAACACAGGATGAAATCACTGATGCGCGCATAAAAAATAAGCCCGTCATAAAGTCTGCGGAAGCTGAAGTAAAAGTAAGAAAAGGTAAAAAATAATGAGCTTAAAATTTAAGAAAAAAATATTGGCTTTCAAGCTTGAAGTGACAGAAGGCACGGATGCTATTCCAACTGGAGCTGCTAATGCCATCCTAACTCAGAATTTAGACATTAGTCCAATGGAGGGTTCTGTTGTAAATCGTGATGTCGATAGAGCAGCTTTAGGTAATGATCTATCAATTCATGTTGGGACTCACGTTAAGTGTTCGTTTGAAGTCGAAGTGGCCGGGGCTGGAGCGGCTGGAGATGCGCCTGCTTATGGGCCAGTTTTACGGGCTTGTGGATTATCGGAAACGATTACAGCATTAACAGACGTGGTATATCAGCCTGTTTCAGTCAACGAGGAAAGCGCGACTATCTATATTCATTTAGACGGTCAGTTGCATAAAATGTTGGGCTGTCGCGGTACGTTTAGTCTTGGGCTATCGCCTGAGGGAATCCCTAAGTATAAATTTGACTTCACTGGGTTATGGGCTGATCCGCTAACATCCGCTGATCCAACGCCTGATATTTCAGCGTTCCAAGTGCCGAAAGCTGTAACTAATGCAAATACACCTACATTTTCATTGCATGGCGTGGCGTATAACGTATCTGATTTTAACTATGATCACGCTAACGAGGTTGTTTATCGTAATGTAATCGGTCAAGAATCGGTATTTATTGCTGATAGAGCACCAAAAGGCAATGTCACTGTTGATGCGCCTACGTTAAGCACTAAAAATTGGTTTGTCGATGCAAGGGCAAATGCTCTCGGTGCAGTGCAGATTATCCACGGCACAGCAGCGGGCCATATCATCCAGCTGGACATGCCTAAAGTGCAGTTACTATCGCCTAAGTATGGTGACAGCAACGGCATTAGAACAATAGCAATGGATATGAATATCATCCCTGATACTGGTGATGATGAGTTCGTTTTAACAATCAAATAGGTATTAATATGAGTTTAGTGATTAGCAAAAAATCAACCCGTAAAATTAAGATTGATGCAGTAGAGCCAGGGGATTTATTGGATAGTAAAAAACACAGCTTTGTTGCTGAGTTTAAATTTATTGATAAAGACATCTGGCAGGAAAGCATGGAGTCTGACGCTCGCATTGATGATGTGTTAAGGCTGGGATTAGTCGGCTTTGAAGGCATTAAAGACACGGAAGGTAATGATGTCGGATTTTCTGAAGATCTAGTTGATAGCTTGCTTGAATTGCCTTGGATTACCTCTGCATTATTTAAAGCGCAATTGGCTGTTCAGGGTGGTTTAACGCAAGCTGAAATCTATAAAAAAGAACGCAGAAAAAACTAATCTCGGCAGGTCGTCATTGGGCAGGAGCGGATTCGCTAAGTGAAAAAGACAGGGATAGTCTTGATGATGATGCTGCCGCTTTAGGTCTCGGATTAGAAGAAGATGCTTTTGACGAGATGCAGGAAGATTGTGAGGTGTGGTACGAATGTCGCCACGCCTTATCCCTTTTTTTAAACTGTTCGACGCAATGGCGCCACTCAATGTCAGGAATGACAGGGCTAGATTATTCGGCGGTATTGAGTTTGTTTGACATTTACGACATTAAACAGAAAAAACGAATTGCAATGCTTGATGATATTCGCGCATTGGAATCGGGTGCATTACAAGCATTTAACGGGAAAGCAAATAAATAGGTTTCATTATGTCTAATGATTTAGAGCTAGGAATACGAATCAGCGCTAATTCTGATGGCACATTAAAAGTTATTAATGGCGTCACCAAGGTCACTGAAAAGTTAGCTTTTGAAACCAGAAAGCTAGCAATAGAAGATAAGAAGCTAGACGTAGAGGCCAAAAAACTTGTTTTAAGCTCTAAAAAGCAAAGTTCAGAATATAAAAAATTGGATGCTGAATCTAAAAAACTAGGTTTAGCATCTAAAAAACTAACAGCAGACTATAAGCGGCAGTCTATCGCGTCAGCGACGCTGAAAAACAATTCAAAAAGAGTCTCTTCAGAACTAAAAGAAAATCATCGTACCGCTAATTTAGCGGGCGCAGGTCTTTCAAAATTAAGCAACATTATTGGGTATATTGGGTTTGGTGCTTTAGCACGAGATATATACAAAACTAATGCTAGGTTTGAGGTTCTCGAAGCGAGTTTAACGGTTATTGAAGGGTCAGCTAAACAAGCTGCTGAACAGTTCGATTATTTATACCTTGTTTCTCAGCGTATGCCCGCGAACATCAATCAAGTGACAGAGGCTTACATTAAGCTATCGGCCCTGGGCCTTGACGCGTCAGCTAGAAGTTTAGAATCGTATGCTAATACGGCTTCAGTCATAGGGAAGGATGTTACTCAGTTTATGGAAGCGGTCGCTGATGCAACGACTAATGAATTTGAGCGACTAAAAGAATTTGGTATCAAGTCACGCCAAGAAACTAATAGCGTCACATTCACTTTTCAGGGTGCAAGCACGACGGTTGGAAAAAGTGCGGCTGAAATTGAGGGCTATCTTAGAAGTATTGGAGAGGTTCAGTTTGCTGGCGCGGCAGAAAAGCAAATGAATACAATGACAGGCTCACTATCGAATTTGAGTGCGGCTTGGGATTCATTTATGGACAGGCTCTTGACGAAAGAAAGCGCCATCGCCGGAACTTTCAATTTTATAGCGTTTGCTTTAGACAGGATGGAGCTTAGTTTTGTTGAAAGTATTGAGAACGTAAGAAAGCAATATATAGGCGTTAAAGCAACGCTTCAGGCGGTTGGTGTATCAATCGAGGCGAGTATTGATATATTTGCTACGCAGGTCGAATATACGTTTAAAGGAATGGTTGAGTCAGTCATGGAGTCGGTAGCTGATTTCTTTTCCTGGATTGCAGAAGGTGCGGCAGCGGTCGGGCTTGATTCGCTTGCGGGTAGCATTAATAGTTTTGCTGATGGGTTTAGGCCTGCAACGGACTCAGCTAAAGAGCTAAACTTTGAAATTGCAAAATTAGAAGCCGTTAGCGCGGTTTCTATCTCTAAAATATATTCTGATGCAGCAAAAAAACAGGGCGTTATTGATAAAAACTTGCAGTCTTACAGGGATGGGATAGAGGCGGAAAAAGCCGCTATTATTGAGCTTGGCGAGGCGCGAGAAACAGCGAGGGCTAAAGATCTGGCGGCACAAAGAGCAGAGCAGGATGCAATTGCAAAATTAAAGGCTGAGGCGTTAGCTAAGGCGAGCGCGACTAAATTAGAGGGTGATTTTAAATTCGATGATACAGGTCTAAAAGATGCGCTAAGCTCAGCAGACGACATTATTCGCGATTTTACCCAACAAGAATTTTTAATTGATTTGAATATCAATGG